GGGGGACTACAAGACGTTCTGCGATTGGATCAGTAAGCAGGTGGGTGAACCCCAATGATCGCACACGCATCTCTAGGGGCGTCAAACGCCCACAGATGGCTGGAGTGTGCGGGGAGTGTAATGGCCGAACGCGGCCTACCCAACACCTCCAGCGTGTTTGCCCAAGAAGGAACGACAGCGCACGACCTTGCGGAACTGACACTGACCACCACTGACGGCGCACTTGATTTGTTTGCCGATCAGGAGATGGCTGACTACGTCCGTATATATACAGACTATGTGCGATCACTGTCAGACGTGTCTGACATGGTTTTGATTGAGCAGAGGGTGGACTATTCGGATTGGGTTCCGAAGGGTTTCGGCACTGCCGACGCCATCGTTCTGAACGGCGATACACTAAATGTAGTAGACCTTAAATATGGGCTGGGGGTGCAAGTCTACGCGGAGAACAACCCGCAGGGGATGCTTTACGCTCTGGGCGCCTACGCCGAAGTCAACCACATTGCCGAGATCAAGAACGTGGTAATCACGATTGTGCAACCGCGCCTAGACCACATCAGCGAGTGGGCGATCAGCATTGAGGATTTACTGCGCTGGGCTGAGTGGGTCACGCAACGCGCCGAAGCCACTCAGGCTGAAGATGCGCCGCGCGCGGCAGGTGAGAAGCAGTGCCGCTTCTGCAAGGCGAAGCACAACTGCGGGGAGCTGTTCAGGCACACTGAGGCAATACTACTCACAGAGTTTGATAACATTAGCGAACTGCCGAATGTTGACAATATGACGGATGAGCAGATGGGCAAGGTGCTTGCGTCGAAGGCCCTGATTGACGGCTGGATCAGCGCCATCTCAACCCACGCCACTGACCGACTTGAGGCGGGCGATGGATTTACTGGATACAAGCTAGTGCAGGGCCGATCCACACGGCGCTGGTATGACGACGAGACAGCCGAATTTAGATTGCGTGAAATTATTGGCGCTGAGAAATCTGTCACCACTAAGGTGATCAGCCCGACGCAAGCCCAGAAAATATTGGGCGCCAAGCGCAAAAACGAAATTGCCGAGATGATTGTCAAGCCTTCAGGGAAGCCGACGCTGGTTCCCGACAGCGACAAGCGTCTGTCAATAAATGTAACAGCGGAAGATTTCGGGGTTGTAGAATAACGAAAAATGCTGTTACGATACGAAAGCGCCTAGAGCGCAATAAAACTAAAACCTTAAAAGGAAAAATAAAATGTCAAAAATAAAAATGCAAAATGTACGCCTGAGTTTCCCGTCACTATACCGCAAGGCCGTATTTGGTGGCGACGAAACAAAGTTCGAGGGTACGTTCCTCTTGGACAAAACCACCCACGCAGATGTCATAAAAAAGATTGAGGCGGGCATCAAAGCCATCAACGCTGACAAGCATAAGGGCAAAGCCCTAGCGTCGGACAAGGTATGCCTGAAGGACGGCGACACAATCGACTATGACGGCTACGCTGGCAATATGTCGATCAAGGCGTCATCCACTAAGCGGCCAATGGTTCTGGGGGCAGACAAGGCGCCCTTAACTGAGGACGACGGCAAGCCCTACGCTGGCTGTTACGTTAATGCGATTGTCGAACTGTGGGGCCAGAAGAACCAATTCGGTGAGCGCGTAAACGCGAACCTACTAGCGGTTCAGTTTGCCAAAGACGGTGAGCCATTCGGCGACGGGGTCACGGCGTCAGTAGACGACTTCGATGAGATCATAATTGAAGACGCCGACACGGACGACTTTATATAAACTATTTGGGCGGGGCCTCACGGCTTCGCCCTCTTTCTTTTTTGATTGGACACCCCAATGCTAATATTTGATATTGAGACATACCGAAACTATTTCCTTGCCAGCTTTATGAACGCCAAGGGCCAAGTCTGCCACATTGAGATGCGCGGCGATGGCAAGTTAGAAGTCTCTAAGCTGGCCAAGCTGATGCGTGATAACACCACGCTGGGCTTTAACTCTAATTCCTACGACCTCTACATGGTCGCCGCCGCTCTGGAGAACAGGAGCTGCGCTGAATTAAAGAAACTATCAAACGAAATCATAATGTCGAACCTGCCAGCTTGGAAAGCTACAGACGTGTCAATTCCAAATACTTGGGACACGATAGACATCATTGACGTGTTGCAGGGGCAGGCATCGCTGAAGGTGTACGGGGCGCGGATCAACCAGCCCAAGCTGCAAGACCTACCATATCCCCATGACGCCACGCTGACAGAGGGTCAGATGAATTCGGTGCGCGATTACTGTGTTAATGACCTGCGGGTCACTAAGGCCCTAGCCGACAAGCTGACCGACCAATTGGCCCTGCGGGTGTCGATGGGCAAGGAATACGGGCTAGACCTGCGTAGCAAGTCAGACGCCCAGATAGCGGAGGCGGTGTTAAAATCAGAGATTGAGGCGATCAGCGGAAACGCCCTGCGGCCACTGAAGATGGCGAGTGACGCCACGGTCAAGTACATCGATCCTAAAATTGTTGAATTTAAAGACCCAGTGCTGACTGACATCTTTAAGAAAATCTGCGCCCAAGACTTTGAGCTGTCGGGCAACGGATCAATCAAGATGCCTGAGTGGCTGGCCAATACTAAAATCAAGATCGGTAAGGGTTCCTACCAGATGGGCATTGGTGGGCTGCACAGCACTGAGAAGGGGCAGAGTGTTAGGGCTGGCGATGGCCACTTCCTGTGCGACTTTGACGTGGCGTCCTACTATCCCAACATCATTTTACAGCAGCGCGTCGAGCCACTAAACATGACGGGCCACTTCCTACCAGTCTACCAAAGCATCGTGGATCGCCGCTTAATGGCAAAGCGCGCTGGCGACAAGGCCACCGCCGACACGCTGAAGATTGTGGTGAACGGCAGCTTCGGAAAGTTGGGCAGCAAGTGGTCTATTCTTTACGCGCCCAACCTGCTGATCCAGACTACCATCACTGGCCAGCTCTGCCTGCTAATGCTGATTGAGGCATATGAGGCTGCGGGGGCTACAGTCGTGAGCGCCAACACTGACGGCGTTGTGGTTTGGGGGCCGAAGTCACTAGAGGATAACATCGACCAGGTGAACTGGGACTGGATGTTGCAGACCTCATATGAGCTAGAGCGCACCGACTATAAGGCGCTCTACAGCCGCGACGTGAACAACTACATCGCCATTAAGCCTGACGGATCAGCCAAGGGCAAAGGCATTTTCGGGGCGCAGGGACTAAGTAAAAACCCTGACTTCCCGATTGTCTCTGAGGCAATCGCGGGCCACCTATCGGGACAGGCAGACTTCAAGGAGGCTATCCGTAATTGTACTGACGTCTCTAAGTTTGTGACAGTGCGGAAGGTTACGGGCGGCGCAAAGTGGCGCGGCAAGATACTGGGTAAGTCGGTTCGATTTTACTATTCGTCTTCAGTAGATCAGGATGAAGCTATTACTTACGCCAAGAACGGAAACAAAGTGCCGAAGTCGGACGGCGCAATGCCGCTGATGGATATGGGTGAAATGCCCAGCGACGTGGATTTGGAACGATATGTAGGCATAGCGATGATTGCTATGAAGGGAATGGGATACGATGCTTGAGAAAGATATAGAGAACGCGCTGGTGCGGCGCGTTAAGACACTAGGCGGAATGTGCGAGAAGTTCACGTCACCGGGGCGAAGGTCAGTGCCAGATCGCATTATTACATTACCCAACGGCAAGATCGTGTTTGTTGAGGTGAAGAACGTCGGCAAGAAACCCACGACACTACAGCTACGCGACCATGACCGCCGGCGCGACCTGGGATGCGACGTGCGTGTAATTGATAATATGGACGACGCGAATGCTTTCAAGGATTGATTTACACGACTACCAGGATCGCGCGGTTGATTACGCCATTGAGCGTAAGAGCTGTATGCTGGCGCTCGACATGGGCCTGGGCAAGAGCATCTCGACGCTGACTGCCGTCTCTGACTTGATAGGTGCGGGCATAGTGGCCCAAGTGCTGGTCATCGCCCCACTAAGGGTATGCAATAGCGTGTGGGCTCAGGAGGCCGCTAAGTGGCGCCACACTGAGCATCTGCGCGTCTCGGTGGCTACTGGATCAGTTAAGGCCAGGACTGCCGCGCTGTTCAGGTCGGCGGATGTCTACGTCATTAATAAGGAGAACGTGCCGTGGCTGGTAGAGCATTGCGGCGCCAAGTGGCCATTTGACTGCGTGGTGATTGACGAGAGCAGCACGTTTAAAAACGCGCAGAGCAAGAGATTTAAGGCGCTCAAGAAAATGTTGCCGAACATCGAGCGCATGATTTTACTGACGGGTACGCCCAGTCCGAACGGAATGCACGACCTGTGGTCGCAGATGTATCTGATTGACTACGGCCAGAGACTGGGCCGCACCCTGACAAATTTCAGGCAGCGGTTTTTCGATAAGGATTACTTTGGCCACAAGTACACACTGCGCGAGGGATCAGCTCAGAAGATAGAGGGCCAGATAGCGGATCGGGTTATGCACATGAGCGCCGAAGATTACTTGGCACTGCCTGACCGCATTGAGATTACTGTCCCGGTGGAGCTGCCGCCGCAGACGTTTGCAGGCTACAAAGAGTTTGAGAGAACGTCGCTGGCTGAACTCGATGACGGGCAGGAAGTTGAGGCGGTCAGTGCGGCGGTGTTGGCGGGCAAGTTAATGCAGTATTCCAACGGCGCCATGTACACTGACGACAACGGATCTTGGTCTGAGACACACACGGCCAAGCTGGACGCCCTGTCCGACATCGTGGAGGACAATGCCGGCGAGACGATGCTGGTGGCCTACAACTTCAAGTCTGACCTTGAGCGACTGCGTAAGCGGTTCCCGCAGGCAGTGGCGCTCGACAAGAAGCAATCCACGATTGACCGCTGGAACCGAGGCGAAATACCAATGCTACTGGCGCACCCAGCCAGTGCGGGCCACGGGCTGAACTTGCAGGGCGGCGGCGCGCTGTGCGTCTGGTTTGGCCTGACTTGGAACTTGGAATACTACCTGCAATTCAATGCGCGACTGCACCGACAGGGCCAAAGGCGCCCCGTCCGAATCATACACCTGACTGGAAGTGACACAATTGACCAGCGCGTCCTGTCAGTATTGGGCGATAAGAACGCCTCCCAGGGCGCACTGCTCAAGGCACTGAAGCCTGCCAATAAAGGAAATAGCAAATGAAGTATGGATCAGTATGCTCTGGCGTAGAGGCGGCGAGTGTCGCGTGGCATCCACTGGGCTGGGAGCCGCAGTGGTTTAGCGAAATAGAAAAGTTTCCCAGCGCCGTCCTGGCGAACCATTACCCAGATGTCCCGAACTTTGGCGACATGACAAAATTTAAGGAGTGGCCTAATGACCGATCAATTGACCTTCTTGTGGGAGGAACCCCCTGTCAGTCCTTCTCAGTCGCAGGACTTAGAAAGGGATTGGATGACCCGCGTGGTAACCTCATGCTCACCTATCTTGCCATTGCTGAACGATACCGCCCCAGATGGCTGGTTTGGGAGAACGTCCCCGGCGTCCTGTCGAGTAACAAAGGACGGGATTTTGGAACCTTCCTCGGAGCGTTGGGGAAACTCAATTATGGGTTCGCCTCAAGAGTGCTTGACGCTCAATACTTCGGCGTGGCCCAAAGACGCAAGCGTGTGTTCGTTGTCGGATACCTTGGAGACTGGCGCCCTGCCGCAGCGGTTTTATTTGAGCGCGAAAGCCTGTCGGGGAATACTGCGCCGCGCCGAACGCCGGGGAAAAGTATTGCCTCCACAGTTACACAAGGCCCTCCATTCAGTCGCACAGGAAACGAGCGAGTAGAGTGCGAGGCTATTGTACCTGTTAGCTCAACGCATCGAATGCGCGGTTTTGGAGATTACGCCAGTGACGGATCAGCCAGTGCGTTGAAGGCTAGGGACTACAAAGACGCCACTGATTTAATTGCGTTCCCCGCTGAGATGAGCGGCACACAGTCTGCGTCTACGACTGAACTTAGCCCCTCGCTGGCTGTCACGCACACCACGGCAGTGGCGCAGGCCTCTCAAGTGCGAAGGCTCACGCCCACTGAATGCGAACGATTGCATGGCTTTCCCGATAATTACACGAAGATTGCCTGGCGAGGAAAAATATCGGATGATTGCCCAGATGGCCCTCGATACAAGGCAATGGGTAATAGTATGGCCGTCCCGGTAATGCGCTGGATAGGTGAACGAATTAACGCAGTAGAAAACATTAAATCAAAACAGGAGGAAAAACCATGAAACGCTGGACAGCAAAAGAAATGACGCAAGTGTTAAAGTATAAGGCTGACGGATTAAGCAGCAAAGATCCCCC